TTTAAATTCACCCCATAAGAGGTAGAGGTAGTATAAATACGGTTAAAACGGTCGACTAGGGCGTTAGTTTGAAGTACGCCATCGACTTGGATCTGATTTACATCGACAGTTCTTAACGTTCCTCCATCGTTTCTGATGATAACATCAGTGGAAAACAAGCGTTTAAGTGTCGAAAATAGGTTCCTTTGTGGTTGCTGATCTGCCATATCTAATAAATATCTTTATCCCAGCAGCCAAGTTATATCGTCCTGCTGTCCGTTTACTGGCATTTGCCAGGGATTTTGTTGATTTGAACCGTTATTGGGGGTGTAAACTTGGAAGTTTTGTTCAGTTTTAGTGTATCCGTTGAGGCTAGCGTAAGTCAAATCCATAGCTGTTTGACGGAAACGGAGTGCTGTATCTCGTAAGAAAAGTCCAATGCTATACGGCATAACTAAGTCGTCATTATACCCTTGCAAGGCTTGAGGCTTACCATGCTTCCAAATAAACACTCGCCACTCGTCAAGAAGTCTTTGTGAACGAATTAAAGCACTCTTTTCCTCCATAAATGACCTTGCTTTTTCGATAACGAGAGGTCTTGTTCTCTGATTCATACTGAATCCAGGTACCATTCCATCGCCTCTATCAAACTTTGTAACGTATAGATCAATTTGTGTACCTACAATTTCAGACTTAGGTGCATAATAGAGATTAGGATAACCCATCTCTTGAATTGTAGTAACGACATCCCATCCAATACTTGCATTCTCTACAATGAGCATTGCATTATTCCACTCGATAGCCTTAGATACGAGCATGCGTGCAAAGTCCTTGGTAGGAATTTGGTCTTTATACTCAGCTACCTGATCAACCGTCAATGTATCTATGACGTGGAAGGTAGAAAAGTCTTTACCGTCACCTCTTGCTACGTCAGCGACAATCATATACGTCTTCATTGGGTCAGGATAATTCCAAACCCAATAAGCATGGTTAGGTCCGCTCCTCTCTACAGGCTCTTGTACAGTTGTTTCCTGGTAAAAATTTAAAATCCCTGGTTCGATCACAGTGTCTCCTGATGTAGAAAAGTCGCAATCACATTCTTGAGCAGCATTACGAGGCCCTAGTTGAGCTGTTTGTTCATCACGCCATGCTTGATTTCTCTCAGGGTGAACTGTCCATGGAAGACTAATGGGTGTAAATTTATTTTCACCAAGTTGGGCACGTGTAAACTCCTTATGAAACCAGTTGCCGACACCGTTTGGTGTAGATAAGGCAATACATCTACCGCCGGTAGCAAGTGTTTGTTGGGCGGCTGTAAAAATATCTTCGATCCTATCAATAAAGGCGGCCTCGTCAATTACAAGTAAGGATACTGCTTCTGAACGTGCACTATCGGTAGCAGCTGATACAGCTTTAATTTGTGATCCGTTTTTTAAACGTAGACTTAAACGGTTATGTTCCAGGACTGGCATTTGCATCCACTGAGGTAAATTATCATAAGCAAATCTTACCTTCGTTACCATGTTTTTTGCAGTAGCTTGAGTAGTAGCTAGAACAAGAACGTTCTTATCTTGCTCAAACAGCATCATCCACAATGCAAACGCAGAGGTTAGAGTAGAGATACCTAACTGCCTTGACTTGTTTATTATAGAATAATCATGTCTTTGTAAGAGTTTAAGTACTTTCTCTTGGAAGGGATAGAGGTTGAAGGTCATTCTCCCCTTAGTTGGGTGCTGGATCGTATAATACTTCTTCATGAAGTATACTGGATCCTGTTTACACCTTATAAGTTCTTGCCTTATAGCATCGCTTATAGCTGCGCGTTGACTCATTTGTACATTTTTACAACCTTTTTACCTTAATAAATAGTTTGCTATTGAAAATCAATAGGAATCTCAAGGGAAACCAGGGGTTTTCGCTGTGAAAGCCGTTCTTTCCATTCGGCTTTTGAGTATTTAATCCCGTAGAGGTAGTATTCGGGTGCTTTGCTATCTGCATCTGCATAGATTAGAGCAGGTCCATCTACCGAATGCATTCTATTAGGCTGTCCTTCGGTCTGTAAAAAAGTAATAGTTTTTCCGCAAACGGTATTAAGTGTCTTTACTATAGTTCGTGTTCTCATAAATACGATTTCTAATATATTACTGAAAAGCTTTTAAACTACCAACAAAAAACCCGGTTTTTTTAACCGGGCTTTATATTAGGCTTCTGTTTCTTCTGCTTCTGCCTCCTCTGGTGGTGTTTCTTCTACACCTTCTTCTGGCTCACCAGCTACTTGCTCTTCTCCTTCGGGACCCTTTGTCTCAATAGGATTACCAACAGCTAATAGACGTGCAATAGCATTGGTAGCTCTTTCTCTTTCACCAATTGTCTGCAGGTAAAACTTCTTTCCCCCTACTGTAGCCTCGTAAGCCTTACCTAAGAAAGTAAGCATAAAGCTTTGTCCGTTATGCAAAACGATTCTAAAAGTAGTAGGCTTAGGTGCAATAATGTAAATACCTGTAATGTAGTCCTTGAAAGCAGGAGACATTAACATCTCCAAAGTCTTACGGAGGGTAGGATACTTTTGTAGAATAAAGTTGATAGGATCGTCCTCAAAAGATTGGACTTTTGGTTCCATCCTTTCTACTTCATTTAGTATTAACCTTCTTATAATTTCTCTGTTTGTCATATTCAAATACAATCTTTATTTAAATTCAAGCTATTATTGAATCAAAAATATCATGGTAAGCTTGAGTCTCGACAGCAGTATCTTTAAACCATTCTTTAAAGTCTTCTACGTCAATATCTCCATGTCCTTTAGCGTGTCCAAGTGCATTTTCCCAGTATCTACGATAAGCTAAATTACTCTTAGGATTAACTTGCTTTGCCTGCAAAAGAGCCTTAAATTCATCTTCTGCTTGAAGTATGCTTTCTACGTCATCTCCTAATTCTCCGTCTTCGTACATAAGCTCCGGTGTCATCTGGTAGGCGTAGTTAATTGCATCGTCGTAGATAGAAGTAACATCTACATCTTCTTTTAAAATACCTGCAATCTTTTGCAGTTGACGTACTTCGTTGATTAGATTCTTTTTCATTGTTTTTTTTAAGATAGTAAATGATGAAACTCTTTAAAATGTTTTATACGATCGGCAAGGCCAATGGTACCTCCGTTAACAAGTTTGGTTGCTTTAGTAACTACTGCATCAGTTGCACCTTGATCGGCTACAGCATTTAGCTTACGGCTATTCCAATACCAGGCTGCAGATAGTAATGGATATTTAGTAGCTACAAGATCTGGATTTGCTAAAATATCAACACCGATTGCTTTACCGAATGCTGTATAGTTATCTTTTCCTGTTAATTGAATATAACCTCTTCCTCTGTGCTTCCATCCATCCCCTGATGCTTCAGGTCCGTTACCCATTCTACCTCCGTAAATTAAGTTAGCGATTTTTTCTGGTTTACGCTCGTATAATTTTGCTTTAGCTTCGTCAGGAAAATATTTTTTAAAAAGACCTAAAAGACCTTTTGCACCGTAATTTAAATTCTCATTTACTACTCTAAAGTTACCGCTCTCGTGTCCGCACTGGGAAAGAAAATGCGCTAGACGGAGAGGGGTATTAATAGCAAATTTTTCTCCTACTTGAGGAATTTGTGCTATTACATTGTCCGGTACGTGTCCTTTTAGTTTATCGAGGTTCATAATTTACTTAAATGCTGGATGGTTATAAATCCAGTGTTTTATCGCTTCCCTATCTTCAGGTGTTAAATTATAATTATGTAACTTCTTCATAGCAACGGCTGCAAGATCTATTGCCTCGTCTTTTGTGAAAGCACGACGTGCAAAAAAATCTGCAGTTTCAATTGCATCCTTCATGATTGTTCTTTTCGAAACATCTTCATATAATATGGAGGAAAGCTTTATCATTATTTAGGCTTCTTACCTGCTTTTTGCAATGAAATCGCAATAGCTGCTTGTTGGGCTCTACTCTGTGCTTTCTTTTCTTCTAATCCAGGTCCCGGAACTGGTTGCTGTGTAGTAGGTTTTAAATTATTAGGGTCAAAATTTATCGTTCTATCTCCTACACCGATTATATTCACTCCTGCTTCCCCCATTTGTGTAGCTAGTGATTCTAATTCATCTTTTTTAACGCTAAAAAATGAAATTAAACCCGGAAATTCATACTTGTAAGCTTTTACACCGGGTCTTTTAGGTTCAGAAATACCTCTAATACCAGACGCAGCCATTTGTACCGCAGCTAGTCCGTTCTTTCTAAGAACACTATTTATAACTTTTTTTACAGGGCTTATTTTACCTTCTTTTACGTCAGGTGACATATCCTCATCTATACCGTATCCCGGACCTGGTTCTTGCATCCGGCTAGATTCGCCTGCTAGATACTCAGATACTGAATGCATATAATCAGCAGCTAGTGAAATGTATGCCGATACCCATCCAGGTAAGTTATCTCCTTCACCGATCATGTGATCGATCTTAGATGCATTTGAGATCATATCTCTTAACTCGTTCTTAGCCATACCGGCTTCATGATCATGTCCGTGATTCCAATCACGTCCACATTCATTGCATTCCGGCAGTAAGTGTTTTAGCTTTATCATTCTAGTTTAGTTTATTAGCTGCCAAAATTTGCTTTAAACTTAGCAATCCACTCCTTTTTTACTGGTTCTGGAAGATGCATAAGCTCTTTCTTGAATGCATTTACAAAGTCTTGATATTGTGATGGATCAGGATACATATCATCTAACTGAGCGATTGTATCTTCGTAAGAGTCACTTTTAGGTGCATCTAGATCTTCTCTTAAAAGACCGGCAATCTTTTGCATCCGGCGAATTTCGTTTAATGTTTGTTTTTTCATCCTTCGTTAAAAGTTAAAGTGATATCACCGCCCTGCTCGAATTCATTCCAAGCAAGAAGGGTTTCACCGCCGTTTTGAGTTTGTGTCCAAGATTTACCGTTTGCAACTGCAACCATTTGTATCGTTTGATCATCTTCTGCCTGCCAACCTCTATCTACGTATACGCCTGCTTCTGGTCCGAAAGACAAATTTCCTTGCATATAAAACTCTCCTTGTATTTTCCAAAATAGGAGAGACTTAGTGTTATGTACCTCTTCAGAACTCCAACTAGTCTGTTGATTGGCGCCGATAGATATATTTCCAGGACCTACACCATCGATGGTTAGACTGTAGTCTGTATTATTAATGATTGTTACGTTAGCTTGCCACATAGTGTTTCCTTACGTATATAAATAGTTAACAGTGGTAGTTTAAATAACGTTGAAGTGCTTTTGCATAGTGAGTCCCTTTATCTTTTAGTTTGGATTTAGCCGATCTTACTCTAGGACAAGACAGAGTTCCGAGTCTTTTCTTTAGGATACCTGGTTTAACCGGGTCGTGGATTCCTTCTTTAACTTCGTTTAATACGTCTATTAACTTAATCATTTTGTCTTACCCCACGTTTTACCTTTTCCTTTTCTACTACATTGAGAGGGTGTTGGGCGGCAGGATGGGTACTTAGCTCTCGTTTCACCCTTCTGTCTACCGCACGCTTTACATTTCTTTCTACCTGTCTTTGGATCTTTACGACAGGTATTACAGTCTACCCAACCTTTCGATCCACCTGATCCACCTTGTCTAGAAAACCATTTATGAAGAGATTCTTTCTCTTCTCTAATCTCATTTAATATGTCGATTAGTTTTATCATTTTAAACCCTTCCAGATTTTACCTTGACGGCATTTTACAATAGCACCTGAACGGTAGGCCGATGGCTTACTGTACTTACGGCGTGCAATGCGAAGACAACGGTCGGCTTTGTTCTCGTCTAGATCCTCTAAACCAGTGTCATCCTTTTTGAGATCTTTTGCGATATCACGCATTTCACCTTGTGCCCAATTTTTTTGATCTGCGGTCAGTTCGCCATTGATTACATTCTCAATGAAAGGGAAAAATTCACTATCAGGCAATTTGTAAACGGCTGTAAAGAACAATTCACGCACGCGTGGATCATCGATATCGCTCTGGTTGTATAAGTTAGAGATAGCATCGTAAATAAACTTACCGTACTGAAGATCTTCAGGTTCATGTTCAAGTTTATCCACAGCTCCAACTATGGCTTGATTCTTCGCTTTGTCTGCACCAAATCCTTCTGTACCTACAATTTCATATAACCCTTTTACTATTTCATGTACAAGCATTGGAAAGCAAATTGCCTTAGCTTTAATAACGAATTGATTATTTTCTTCGTCATACTCCATATCACTTTCTCCGCCTTGCATTTTCTGCCCCTGGGCAAGCATAGATAGAAACATAGCTATAGCATTTGGATCGTCGTAAACACCAAATACAAGCTTTAATATTTCGCTATAATCCTCAACTAATTCAGGATTTATTTGATCTAAATACTCTCTGAAAAGCATAAAACCAAAAGCACCTCTCACGGAAGCACCTTGCGTGATACCATTAATAATACGGCGCTTGGCTTTTAACTTCTCAGGATCATCTTCTCCAAAATCAGGAGATCCAGGATCGTCTTCTGGTGGCGGTGGTGGAATATTTACATTTTCGTTACCGACTATCTTTGCATCAATCTTGATATTTGCGTAATCAATGATAGGATATGCATCAGTAACCATTTGTGCCGCTACCATTTCTAATTCATCACGGTATCCGTCTTCGGCTTGAATAATTTTATCTAAAACTTCCCTGGAACGCAACATTGTTTGCATCAAACTTTTATTGCCTATCATTTGACGCAAGGACTCGCCAGACTTACCCTTTAGGGCAGCCATAGTCTTCGGTGAAAATATCTTTTCGTACTCTATTTCAAGTAAACGGCTCATTATTTCTTTTTAGTCTTAAAGCGTTTAACAATCTTATCAACTACCTCTTCCTCGTTCATAGCCTTCGGGGCAGGTTTAACATTCGGATTACCTAATGGGCGGCGAGGCTTCTCCTTCTCTCCCGGCTTACCTGGCTTAGTAGTTGTTCCTGGTTTCTCTTTTGGTTTAGAAGGTGCAGGTGCATTCTCAACTATTGCTTTCTTCATTATTCTCTTAAGGACCTCCACGATGGCTTGCTTACTCATTTTATTTATTTGAATGTTGACGTAGGATTTCTTTTACTTCTTCAAGATTGCCTGGATTAGCATCTAGATAACTTCTAATAAAATATTTTCTAGCTTCGGCTAAATTGTTTTGACGTAGCAATGCTAGCAGTTGATTTGGTTCATCAAGCGAGTATGCTCTCTGTCCCGGTATCAACAAGTATTCTCTATTACCTGGATATACTTTTATTGAAATTACTCGAGTTCCGTTTGTAAGTCTTATTACATAAATCCTACTAGTTAGGGCTGCGTAAGCGGCTTCTACTTGACCGGCAGCGCCCAGTAATTGATTTCTACGACGCGCACCACCGTCTGTTCTCCTATTTAGTTCTGCGCCATTAGTTACATTTAATCTTCTTCTATCACCCTCAGGGATACGTGCAAACTGCTCTGATGCATTAAGGGTTTGCATTAGTTGCGGAATATTAACATCGCCGGTCGGTGCAGGTTGTTGCCAGTATGCGCGCTGCTGGGCGACTTGCTGGGGTTGAGTCTGTACTGCTTGTTGAGGTGCTGCTTGAGCGGCAGGTTGTTCGGGGGTTATTAATCTAAAAAGCTGATCATATCTCCCTTGAGATAGCATAGCACCTACTAGATTACCTGTTCTAGGAGAGATTTTAGAGCTATTACGGCGATTGACTGTATTCAGTAAATAAACTTCTCTATTTGAATCTATAACAGGTTTTAGTACGTTATCAGGATCAAGAGGTGGATTTGAATTTAGAAAATCTCTCTTTTCATTAGTACTTACATTTGAATTGAGTATACCTCTTAATTTGTCATCGTCAATCAATTGGTTAGTCTGTCTAAGATAATTGAGATACTTAGGATATTGTTCGCTTTCTAATCTTCTTCGTCCATTATTATTTCGCCCGCGATACATTCTAGTTGCGTAAAGATAGTCGAGTGCGTCTTCAGGCGTTTTTTTCATGAAGTAGATCACAGGTATCCCGTCGGTGAAGTTTTCAAAAGCTACGACCTCGCTTGACCCTCCGTACCTGTCTGCAAGATTCATCGTCCTTTCATTATAAGGTAGGGAGTTTATAATACTACTTAAAGCCCCAAGGTTTGCGGATTTAGGTAAGTCTTCATTACTTTCACCACTACTAAAGACTTGTAATGCAGTTTTCTTGAATTCATCACTACTTATTGCATCTTTAAATACGTCCTGTACTTCTTCGTCTGTAAACGGAATTTGCTTTACTTCATTTCCTTTTACCTTATAAGCAGTAAGCGAGGTTGAGTCTATTATGATTTTTCCATCCTCTGTATCTTTAACTGCAATAGGAGAGTTTGATTTACCTTCAGCATCATCTAGTACTTTCTGTATTACGCTGAAATCTATGACTCCTTTTTCGGACAACTTTATTAAGGATACAAAAGGAATTTCATCCAGTTTAGGATAATCGAGCAGATACTTAGACGTTCTCTTATTTAACTTAATATCAGGATACTCGTCTTCTGCCTGATATAAACCTATTTTAACATCATCACCTAAAGTCAATTTGACAATAGTATCTCCGTCAGCAGTAACGTATAGTTTTTCAGTAGGCTTTAGTTCCCATTTGTTAAGCTTTGTCAGAATTTTCTTTACACCAAAAGGTATTGTATCGGAGGATAGTAAATTAGTTTCGACAGGTGTATGTAGGTTGCTGGTAACCGATTTCCTGGCTTCGTCAGAAAAGTTATTTAAATTTTTTAATAAAAGTTCTGGTTTTACTAAGTCGGGAGTTCTAACTACAAATTTAAGTACATCGGGAAATTTAGGTAGACGATCTTTTATAAAATCATCATCAGTAATATCGGAAAATAGCTCAGCATCTCTACTTGACTCTCTCGCATTCTTTCTAGCTACTAAGTACGCCTCTTTTTCTCTATAAGGAAACGCAGTCCATTCTCTGTATGTAACCGGTCTTCCTTTATATTGATGTATTACCTTTTCTTGAGTAGATAGCGGAACGTACTTGATTATAGATTTTAAATTAGGAACCTCCCTTAGCCAAGGAGCCTCGCTTAATAGCTCATCAAAGCTTATAGGATCAGGGTAGTGTGGAGTATTATCTCTAGGATGTAAAACGTAATGCTCTTCTCCAAAAACCTTAGGATCTCTTACAGCAATAACAACAAAGCTTAAAGGATTACTCTTAGGTAAATTATTATTTTTTGCTAAGTAAAATGTAGGATATCCCTTCTCTTCACTATATCTATGACCGGCCCAAGATGATTTAGTTATACACCAACTCTCTCCTTTACCGTACTTTACACAAGTACCTTCTGTGTTACCGTTGTATATAATAATTGAATCGTCGTCGTTGTGGTAAACAACATCAGGTGTAATTTCTTCTTTTTCTTCGTCGGCACCTGTCTTTCCTTGAGTTACAACTCTGATAAGTTCCGATACTTTGTACTTAGTAAGATCTCTACGATCGCTAGGGAGCTTTTCTTTAATTTTATCAAAGATTTTTATATACTTTCTTAGTTCGTCTTCGGTAACAGAGATGTTGAGATCTTCGGCCTGTTCTAAAAATCTTTTTATAAAATCATTAATAGCCTTTTCGCTGTAGGCTTCGTGTAGTCTTTTAGACCTACATGACGTGCATTCGTCTTCAAGGAGTATATCTAATAATCTATACATTTTACCAAGCTCTACAGGACCAGTAGCGGGCTTTCCAGCGAGGTCCTGGATTACTACATTTATGTCTAGCACGGAATGATCTTCTACGTGCAGGATTTGATTTTTTTATCTTCATGTTAGGATCGCCAAAGTTAACTTTAACTACGTTACCCTTTGCATTCTTAACATATACTGATCTTTTCTTAGGTCCGCCAGGTGTTAAAAATGGCTTACCTAAAGTTACCTTACGTCCTCTGTATTCAGCTTCTTCTAACTTATTCTCATACTCTAAAAGATACTCTGCAAGACATGCTTCACAAAAATGTTCCGTCTCATCCATCGACTTCGGTTCAAAGTCTTCTAAGTCTTTTAAAAGTTCTTGAAACTCTCTATGATCGATTTCTTCAACATACTTTCTTACATCATCGAATGATCTGAAATACCATCCCTTATCTTGTAAGTGTTTTAATATATCAGGGTTAATTTCTAATTGATGTAGAAATTCGGGTACACCAGATGAGGTTCCGGTTAATTCTTGTATACTTTCTTCGTGATCGGCTCTTACTTGATGAAACTCATCAGGACCGTCATCGGCCATTGTATGCATTTCATTAGTTCTACGGCTACAATGGCTTTTTCCCGTCAAAAAAGGTTTAGGGCAACTAGTGCCCTTTACATGAACGTGTCCACATTTACCGCAGCATGTGCCTTTCTTTTCGTCAAGCATTAGTGTAAAAATTTAAGCTTATACTTAGTAGATTGGATCAGAGTTGATATTTCATCATATTGGTTTAAAAGAAAAGTATCTTGTGGAAGAGATGGAAAAATAGCTTCTACGAATTTGCCGAGTCCTTCAAAGTATATTACAGGGTTTTCATCTTCTTTAATCGTACCTGCCATTTTATATCCACGTAGAATACCGTACGCTCCTTGATAGCTCTCAACTATCCCGTCAATAAGAGGTATAATACCTTCGTAATATGCTTGTAGGGCTATATGTTGTGCGTAGGAGTTTGACTGTAAATGATAGATATGAGCCTGATTGCGGCTTTGCATCAACGTGCCTATAAAGGTTCCAAATTGTTCCATTATTTTTCTTCGATTTCAGGTAATTGTTTTTTCGCAGCTTTAACCATTTTATGCTTATCACGCAGATTTCTAATCATGCCCATCTTTCTTTCAGCTAGTTCGTGATGCTTTTCTGACATTTCAGGGATTTCAGTAGCCTCTTTCATATGAGCATTGATCTCTTTCTGAAGCTTAGCAATGTGTTTATCAATCTTACTGATAACAGTATCTTTTTTCTTCTCTACTTCCTCTAGATGCTTACGGAGTTCAGTACAAGCAGCTTCGGCCACTAATCCTGCTTCGTCCTTATCGGTATAAACACCGTGTACACTCTGTGGCTCGAACTGTCCCATACCGAAAGCATGTGTTTGATGCATTATATCCTTTGGTAGCGATTCTGGCCCAGGCTTGAGTACTACAAACATCTTACCTACCTTATCTTCGCATCCTGGATGATCCCAGTTATCCTTCATCATTCCTTCTTGAGGTACGTGTTGAGGTAGTTTTTCGATATCAGGTGTATGTTTTGCCCATTTCTCAGCTGTCTTAGGCATTGTGGCAAACATAAATCTCTGTTGAGCTTTGGATTTAAACGGCATTTTCGTCTAGATTTTTTCCATTATAAATATCTCGTTTCCTTAGTTCAACGAGTTCAGCCTTAACCTGTTTATAGATAGCTTTTTTGTCGCCTCCACCCCATTTTTCTACCTCTCCTTGCTCGGAAACGAATGAATCTTGCTGGTCAACCCACTGTTCGAGCGCTGCTTCTAAGTCATCCAGCTCTGCGTTTTTGTTTCGATTCATAATATTAGAACTATATTCGTCCCACTTCCCCTGTCTTTTTATTTCGGATTCCATTTTTATGACGCAGTCAAAGCATTTTTTATGGATTCCCCACATTTTCTTGTTATACTCATTGATTTTCATTACGTTACCGCACTCCGGACAACATAATGGTATTAAGACTAGATCTTTTATCTTATCGAGCTTGGTTACGGTCATTTTAATACCGTTTTTTATAGTCCAAGTCTTATTATTTTCCTCCCAAATATCACCTTCTCTGTGTTCTTGAGTATTTTTCTCCCACCCGCCCTGTATTTGCGTTCTATCTCCGGTTTTTCCGGTGATAATATTACGCATCCTCTGAACATCTCGCGGGTTGAATTCTTTTTTTAGTGTATTTTCCATAACAAAAATTTAAAATCTCACTACTTTTTCAGTAAGCGATAGCTGTCTCCAAGCGTTACTAGCCGGTAATCAGCAGGAAGATTTCTATTCAAAAAAGCTCCATAGGCTCTAAATCTTCTGAGATCCTTATCCCCTTTAGTTGCGATAGGATGTATTATTATTTCTTCCGGCTCTACTTTTTCAATAAAGTCTAAAGTGATCTTCATTACTGTAGATATCACTCTCAAGGCAACTCCTTCGTTTGTATCTAGACCCATTTCCTGACCTGGATTGAAAACAATCTCGTAAGAATCGTCTCCCATAGGGCTGATACCTACACTATACTTGTGTTTAGGAGTATCAAAATGATAGAAGTAGTTATTGTCGTCGTCTATTTCAGGTTCACCGAATTCGTAAGGGTTTGCAATATCTCCTATCTCGTGTAATGACTGTGTTTCACTGCTAGGTAAATCGTATAAACTTAAATTTAGTTTACCATACTCTCTCATTATGATTCCGGCAATAGAATTGGCGTCGTTTTCTACTTCAGTTCCAGTTTCTCCGGCAGCGTTATAGATTAAACCTAATTCGTTCTGGCGATGATGAACGAGTTCATGAGCAAGACTTCTACATACATCAGCAAGGTTTCTCCCGGTTATAAACACACGGACTGTCGCCTTATTAGGATTATATTCGCCAAAAGATCTAAAGTTCTCCACAAAGTCTCTGTTTCTGATAAAAGAGATTCTAGGTAGAGATTGTATCTCTAGTTCTTTCTTACAAAAGCCAATAAAATGCTTTACGGTATCAAGATTCTTCTGGTTCACTTTGAGTCATTTTAGGTGCTAACATTTTAAAAATCTTAGGTCCAGCACCTCTGTTAAATGCAGCTTCCGGAACCGATTCTTTAAAACCTTCGTAGTCGCCTGCTTGCAGTAAAGCTCTTACATGCGGAGCAGAAGCATCCGGTTTTCTTTCTTTGATCTTTATCACCTTTACTCTCTCTCCGAAGTTTTTTTGCAGAGAGGTTCCGTACTGCATATCATCACTTTCATCATCCCCTACTGCAATATATACCGGATTTGTATCAGGGTTTTTCTTTAAAAAATCGATTATAGTAATAATAGGAGACTCTTGAGTAGATATCCTAACAGTAATTTTTGGATTAGGTTCCGCCTGTAAATACATATTCCAGATCATAAGAGAGTCTTCGGGTGTAATCCCGTCAATAACTTTCTTACTTATGATGATATATACCTTAACTATGTAATCTTTCGCAGCTAGAGCTTTAGCAGCCTCATAATGTCCTTTATGTGGTGGCTTAAATCTTCCAGGATAAAAGCACGGACCCGGTTCGTTTATAACAGCTTCAGCAATTCTCTGTCCTAGTAGTTCTGCGTCGATCATACTAGTAATAAATATCTATCCTAGAAGCAATTTAGGTTTTGCGTCTTTTATCTCCTTTTTTAAACCTTCCATGTATTCGATTGCTAGCTCTAGTCTCTCATTAATTAGCTTCACCTCTTCCTTGTCTAACTCTAATCTGAATATAAACATCTGGTAGTCTGAAGATACGCGAGGATCAAAGCTAATAAAGTCACACCATGTAGCTTTTGCGCATATCATGTTTGATATACACTGGTAGTAGTAGTTTGGTGCGACTTTTTTAAACTTGACAGCACTGTCAATAAGTCCGTGCTTGAAGTGATTAGCAGATTTAAACGGACATTTTACTTCGATTACGCCTTTAGGTGTAACGATCCCATCAGGTGAGCCTCCGTAGTATTCGCTTGCAGCCATAAAAGAAGCTTTTTCTACTTTTGTTCCTGTGACCTTCTCGTAATGTTCAATCGCTACAGGCTCTAATTCAGTACCCCAATCGAGGGCTTGACCGTGAGCAGGCTCTGTAACTCCGCCAAAGTGTTCGCAAACTTTTTCTAGTAGGTAGGTTTTAGCAGTCTCAGTAAGACCTTTTTCGCCCATTATTTTATGAATCTCAGAGCTAGTAATTTTACCTCTCCGTAACTGAAACCATTCTTCTGATCTTTGTTCAATTAACATAGTTGCATTTTTTTAAGTAGCAGTTCACCGAAAGTAAGCTGCTTGGCTGTATGTAAATATTTTGTCATCTCCTCAAAACCTAATTCAGATGGATCTTTACCTCCTAATTCAATTAAGTAAACGTCCTTACCTAAATTAATTAACTCTAAGGCATAGTTAAAAGACTCCTTCAATGCATCATTATCGAGTGCTAGGTAGACGGTCTTAACATTATTCTGTACTAACTTAAGCATTAAAGCACGCGGGATAGTTTTACCAAATAACGGAATAGCGTTTCTCTTTAGTGCGATAGCGTCAAAGATGCCTTCACACAAAATAACAGGGACGTTCCAATTAATAAAGTACTCTAAACCGATCAACTCATTCTTATTACATGAAGGAGCGTTGTACTTACGTGCTGGATCTCTCTCAAAAGACCTAGAAATAAAATAATTTATGCGGCCGGTTTTGCTGTAAGAAGGTACTATTATAGAATTAGCATACCTACCCCTTTCGCAATAACCTATATTATATTTTAAAATGTCTTCTTCTGTAATGCCCCTATTCTTGACATAGGCTTTCGCTTGACGATATACTAGCTTAGTACTACTCTGTGATAGAGATACGAATTCTTTCGGCAATTCAACAATAGAATACTTTTTATCTTCGACCTCTACCTTACCGTCAGGAAAGTAGCTTTTCATTTCGGTAATCTGAGCCGGGCTTGCTTGTAGCTTTCTCAGCAATGAAACTAGACTACGTCCTTTAGTGGCAGGTTCGCAGGTCCAACAATGATAGAAGCCGCTCTTAGGGTCTATTTCAAGTTTTGGCTTATGATGCTTGCAGAACGGACAATGAAAGGCATGGTTACCTTTTGTTGAAGGCTTTGATTTACCTAAAACACTATGTAAAAGTCCAAGTACTAAACGGGATTGCTCCATGTAGAATAATTCTCTTACATATAATATAAGGATTTATTCTGGTTCTACCAAATCCCTGCGAAAGAACTTAGCGAGAACGTTATCATTATATGAATCTTCTCTTAATAGAACTCCATTTATGCACTGAAAATGTACTTCCCAATAAGTAAGCTGTTTTTTATTGAAACAAAACTTTAAAATCTTTCTTTTAAAATTATCTACACCTTGCTCCTCTATTTCCTTAAGCATTGTTTTATTTGATCCCCAATAATCTAACCAATTAGATTCTTTTATTACTAGCCTCTTTGTAGGTTTCTTCCCCGGACCTGTGTGCTCGGCTAGCTCTTTTTTAGTTAACTTTTTCTTTGTATTCGAAAAAAGTGATTTTTTGCCGATATAAAATTTTCCTGTCTTAGTATTGGTAATTTCATATACAAAACCAATACAGCCTTTGGGGAAATTTTCTACAGAATCGTATTCAATCAATTCTTCTCCGTCAAACGTAAACCATTTTTTTAACATAAAAATTTTCTTTAACTATCCCACTTGACTATAAAAGTCATATCCGTATTGGCAGGGATGGGGTAAGGTGTGGCGAGCTTACCTACAACGAGAAGTTGGTTGTTTTCGTTGTAGAGGCCTACTGTCGTAGCATAAGGGCGGAATGATGACCCTGTCATAAAGTCGTAGATTGCCCCGTCTACAACTTGACCAAATGAGCTACTGATTGGCGTCCCGGATCCGCTTACGGGGCCGAAAAAAGGTAGTGCTCTAGAACCGGAAATAATTAGTTTTTTGATAAAGACTGATGGGTTCTGAGAGAAATTAAAATCGTTCTCAGATACCCTACACTTTACCTCGTTTTGAAAGATTGTAGTTTCGGCTGTTAAAAATAACGTATAAGACATCTATAACTAATTATGGAATTAAAGATACTTTCTTCCATCCTACAAATGATCCGGAGAAGGCATAGAAATATAACATAGACTCGGACACTGCTAGGTCTCCTGGATTTCCTGATGGTAATGGATTGAGGTCGGCTAGATGTAATACTTGTGAGATTCCTACACTACCGCTCACGTCTAACGGGTACTGTGGGCTGAACTGGTTAATACCTACCTTACCGTTGGTTACAGGCCCTGCAACTGGTGTTCCGCTCAGATTAAATTGTGAGCCGGTAGCATAAATTATACCTCCTAGATTAATTGCATGGTTGATATCGTTTGGTACAGTTATACCGGTACCTAATACGATATTATTTACTCCAGGTCCTGCTGCTCCGCCGCCGCCAACCCTTTGCCCTGCTTTATATCCTATAAAGGTCGAGTAAGATGCGCTAGCTGCATTAAGTCCTGCTGAACTACCTACAAATATAGATTCTGAAGCATACGTTGCTCCTGCTCCTGCTAATCCGCCTATAAAGTTTGAATTAGATGCACTTATTGCATTTTGTCCAACTAATGCTCCAATAAAATTAGAACCTCCTGCTGCGGATACGTTCTGTCCTGCGAAGTATCCTATGAAGTTTGAGTTTGTAGAACCTGTAGCTCCAAAGCCTGCACTAACTCCGATAAAAATAGAATTATTAGCATTTGCAGCATCCTTACCTGCATTACTTCCTAGGAATATCCCGTCTATCAAGCTAAAGCCTTTTGTTGAAGGATTAGTAGAGTATAAGCTAGAACCGGATAAAGAAATAGGATGAGATGCAGTTAATGCGTTTGAAGCAGATAAAGCGTAGGAGCTACTGAATGCAATAGATGAAGATACGCTATACGAACTGCTTAATGCATAAGAAGAGCTTATAGTAAAAGATGAAGTAGTTGCGAAAGATGAAGATAAAGCGTAAGAACTACTTAGCGCATAAGATGCGGATATCGTATTTAAAGAATGAGAGGCTGTTATAGCGTTAAGGGCCCAGCTCGAAGTTCCAAATAGAGATCCTGTATTAACGTTAACGACGAAAGTAGAACTATCTCCTTTAGTAAATGTAAGTATATTATTAACTGCAGAAGCGGTAATCAATAAAGAAGAGGTATCAGTTGATCCTCCTCCACCTCCTCCGAACGCAGATGAAGCGGTATAATATAGGCGACCGGTAGTTGTATCTACAGTAACTACGTTGTTTTGAACTGTAGTTGTTAGACTAGGAATACTGAAGGTTCCGCTAAGGCTAACGGCTCCAGAAATACTAACTGCGCTTGCGGATAGATTAGCTGCAAGCCAGGCAAAGTTACCGTCTCCTTCATCAAATGCGAGAGGTGCGTCTTTGATATATGTAGCTCCTGTATTAGCGCTAGAGGAGACGCGGAATATTAGACCCATCGTTGAATTCGTTTATAAATAAATATCTCAAATTAAACTTACGGGAAAAATGCTTGATAGGCGGGGGATGTTATAATAGCCATTCCTTGTGGATATATCAGGTTTCCTACGTGAATTGCAGGTTCGGATTGTGATACGAAATAATTAGTAGCGTTAAAATATCCGTTAAGTATATATAAGCCGCTATTTGCGTTTCCGATATCTATCAAATTACCGTTTCCGTCATCTACTATACAGTAAAAAGAAGATGATAAGATAAAACTTTGTCTTGAGATTTGTTGGCCATAAACCCCTCTCGGGATTGAGATTACAGTTACTTCTGCACCTGATTGAGTTGGAAAATGGCGTACATCTGCGTCAAATGTTCCTGATGCGGCTGTAGATTGGGGGTAATTAAAGGCGCTTGATGCTGAAACCGGAAAGGATCCTGTCAGGTAGTTTGAGTAATATAAGTGACGTATTGAATAATAGTTGATCGTCTCTTGTGAGATTGATCCAGTTATAGTCACTGCACCGTTCACTCCTTTCACAACCTGAATACCGTATTCTCCGAATGAACTCGATTCAAAAGAAGAGCTGTATTTTAGTTTGATAGGAGTAGTAATAACATCTGAAGTCCTAAGACTGTTTGCTGCTCTACTCATCTTATTTTATTACCAATCTAACTTAACCCTTATTAGTGCTTCTTTTGTAAAGTCTTTTACCAGCGGTACGGACATCTTAGCTACTGCTAAAAGCTCACTTGCTTCATTATATAAGCCGATAGTTGTAATATAAGTCTGCGGGTTATAAATCATTGTTGGCCATAATACTGCTCCTGAACCTGAAGCAAATGTTGGATTAGAAGAGTAGTTATACTCTGAATTACCGATTCTTACGAATACATAATCGGATGATATTGTCTCCTCGGAATTCAGCTGAAAATTACCGCTTGCTGAAATTGCTTGGAATAACAGCGTGTTGTTAGTTGAAGTATAAGATGAACTAGCGTTTACAGACACTACTCCGTAGTTTGCTCTATCGATTACATAATTTATACCTCCCGAAACTGCCGGTAATGCAAGTGCACTAGGGTTGAGAATAATTGTTCCGATATCAGGTAAGAAGAATCCATAAGAGCCGGATACGGTGTAACCTGGTGCAATAGCTCCAGATACTGAGTTGCTAATAGCGCTACCGAAGGATCCGGATACAAGGTTGAATACTCTACCACAATCTAAATAGGTTACTGTAGTAACATTATTACTGTTATCACATAAAGTTATCTGGCCCCCTGAACCTGATAGACTAATATTAAATGTTCCCGGGAATAGCGTTTGCTTATACCTATTCCTGTCTACGTTTATCGCAAAAATATCGGGCGCACTGGAAGCGAGACCCCCGAAATTGAATCCTTGGGTAGAGCCTGATAAAGCGGGACCATACACGAGGGTTTCGTATTGACGATAGGTTGTCAGCGATGGTGATACTCCAGGTACTAGATTATTATACCATTTCGAACCTGATCCGTACTGATTACCGTATGCGATAGCGAATTGAACTGCTGCTCCGTTTGCAGAACTTTGAGTCTGGTACACGTTAAGGTAAAACGCGCCGGCGCTGATTGCAGATGTTACGGTTGAGGATGCGGTATAAAATGTTGCAAGCGTAGGCTGATTGGAGCTCCATGCCGGAGCTGTAATCGAGTCGGAGCTAATTACAAAGTCTGATGGAGCTAATCTTGTGAATGACATATTCTATTATTGATTTACTTTAGTAATTTGAACAGGAATAAACAATCTAGCACCTGAATCGCGACCAGTTACAGTTAATGTAGTATACAGGGTAGTGTTGCTTCCAAACAGCGTATTAACTGTCGTAGCAGTGATGTTGATAGTTGTACCAATAACTGTCTTAGAAACGTTAGTACCAACTGTTTGAACTCCAGTGGCATTTAAGGCAGTTGCTTGAGGAGTGTTGATACCTACTCCGTTGAACGCAGCAGTAGTTCTAACATCTCCGATTTCTGCAATATATCCGGATTGTTCAAAAGTAGAAGTAGCTCCGAGATAGTTAAGTGTTTGGGGTGTAATCGAAAGACTTGCACCTTGTCTAAGGACTATAGTGCTATACCCAATACTGATAGCAGGAAGCTTGGCTGTTCCTCTAGGGAGAGTAATGAGCTTATACTTCATAATCTCTTGAGATTCAGGGAAGGCTTGAATAATTGGCATATTTTCAATAGCCTCTCCGTAAAATGCTGATCCGGATGGATGATTAGGGTTATACAAAGTGTAATCTACTTCATCATCAGAAAGCGAAAACTGTGTGATTTGAAATGATCCGTCGTTTTGTGCTAATAGTTGTCTGCCAGTATCTGTTAAGATAGCGTCTACTACAACGGACGTGTTACTTAAATATGCCATATTTTACGTGTTTTTCTCTTTATAAATAGTGTATTTGCTTAAATTCTATATACCTTCTGGGGTGGGCGATTGGGAGTTTAATATCTGAGATTGAACGGCTGCTTGTAGACTGTTAATGTTTTCAATTACTTGATTACTGATAGTATCCGGTACTAAAAATCCATAAGAAGTTGCTCCTGGAGCTTTATTAAATGTTAGTATCGCATTTTGTTCATCATTATACCTCTTTAATAATAAGAACTTATATACTAAGTTAGAATTTAACAACCAGTTATCCAACACTTGTGGTGTAACTACTATATTCAATCTTCCGCTCTGTAGTGATGCGCTAACAACTTGAAGTTCTTGTGTGATTCCACTAAAGTCACTCATCACGATTGCGTCTCCGAATTGGGGATTAAACGGATAGTTAACGTCACCGTAGTTGTCATATAAGCTGCTAGATATGATGTATGCTCCTGAAATAAAATAAGGTACGAATTGGTACTGTAAGAAGGAAGATACTTGACTGTTTAGTGAGATTATACTTGTGGTATCGGTTACATCAGAAATTGAATAAATTGGTGTTCCGGATCCTGTGATTATTGTAAACGGATACCCTCCTGTACCTACTGCAGCAGGTTGAGTTACCAGGTAGGTATTAGATGCTCCTTGAACTATAGATGCTGTAAAGTTCCCGGTTGTCAAGTATGCTTGGGTTAATCTGAATTCTACTTTATCGCCTGGAGCTAAATTAACTACGGGTGTTGTATAATTAAGGGACAAAGATGATCCGGAGATGTTAAACGGTGCCCCGCCTCCGCCGCCTGCTGATATTCCGTCTAGTCGTGTTGGAGGATTCGCGCCGGGAGACACGTCAACGATATTTAAATAGTTTGCTATATCACCTGTAACGCTACTTGGAAAATTAGACGTTAACGTAGGTCCTCCGTTCAATTGATATCCGTATACGGCGTAATCGACGGTTCCGTTAACTGTTCCGTGATTAATTCCATCGATCACTACGTTGAATGGGCCGGGCTCTGAGTAAGAAGATCCGCCTACTGGCCCGTACGATAACGAAAAGCTACCTGTTAAATTCTCTCCTAGTATAGATCCGGTAGTTGTACCGCCTCCGGCAGAGTATTGTGATGTGAAGTTGAGGTTCTGAGAGGTGCCTATTAATTCGCTTGAGTTTTTATAAGCAGCCCAAGTATACTGTATAGAGTTACTGCCTACAATAGATGGGTCAGGGAATAATACATCGATTCCTAAATTGATTGTAAATGTTCTCTGTCCTGCAATTAAAGCAGTATAGTTTGGCCATATAGCCGGCGAGGTTGATCCTGTTGCGAAATCTGAACTTGCAGGATCTTCTGCGTTTAAGTAGTTGTATATTTTACCTGAACGTACAGAAGTTCCGGGATCTAGGACTACGGGGAATCGCGGTGGAACTGGTCCGCTTCCGCTAATAAAGCTATTGCCTGCTGATCCAGAGGCGTAGCCTCTAAAACTACCTCCTAAGTCTGATCCTAAATATTGAAAATACAGTCTCGTGTCAGATCCGGTAGCAAAGTATAGCTGTGGGCTATAGCTGTAACCACTACTGTAAATAGCCTTGATACCATCAGTACTTACTTGGTTACTGTATTTCTTATTATCAAACTGTTTGATAGTCGCTGTAGTTGCCGCAACAAATATATTCTGTACGTCCTGCCAGCTTCTATTATTTTGGTTTAATTCAAATAGACCTCCCGAAACGTCTGCAAGATAAGCGAGAGATACGTTTACTCTTCCAGGGAAGAACGAACTGGTTGCAATCTGTGTAAATAAGCCTAACTTATTAGTATTGTAATTTATCACAGGGTCATTACCGTACGAAATATCTCCTGCACTAGAGGTGTTATACTGTCCGGATAGATAAGAGCCGCTGTAGCGTGGTATAATGTAAGGTCTAAAGGTGTGATTGTAATCTTGTACGAAAGCATACTGTGAGTATGGTTGCATACTCTGTGTAATATTACCGTAAAGAATAGTGTCATCTAACGATTTTGTAATTAAACCGTAATTAACTGGCGCGAACTGTGTTGAATTAAAGTCCAGATCTAAGAACCTTTGTGATCTAACAGGGGTAAATACGTTTTCGAACAACGGGCTGACCGAGTATGTTAGGAAAAGTCCGTTGTTTCCTGGTGTTGAAGAAGTCCATGGAAAGATATAGCTCGATACTTCTTCTTGCGGAAAATAATTTGTTACTACATCAATATAACTACCGCTAAATTCTCCTGTATATTTTTGAATATCATTAGAAGAACTCATAAATACAGTACCGAAAGACGCAGTAAGTGCGATAGATGCTGTACCGTTATATTGAATTGGAATACCGGCTAGGAAATTTGTATTTTCTATTACTGCTCCTCCATCTGATCCACTTAATGTTAAAAGGTAATAATCAGCGTCGTAAGAAGAGGTAGTATAGGTAGGTTCGTGTCTTGGGTACTTATTTCTCTCAAGCATGTGAGACTTGATCACAATACCTGTATCGGCACTGGCTCTTGCAGGTACCCAATCTCTCATCATCTTGAATAGAGAGTTATTGTAATACTTAATTAGCCTTATAAAATCCCATACGTCGTATCTACTAGTATATTCATTAGTGAAGTACGTATTACTTACTTTATCAAGGGGGAAATAGGAGCTAGAGTATTGTAGATTGGGTGCGCCAATCAGCTGCATTATATTAAAATAACCAGGCTGGTTTGATGCAGTAACGTACCCTGATGAAGTAATACTTGCATTAATTGAGTCGGCGGGAGAGAATCCTGCTTGTACTGTTATGGATGTTTTTTCTAAATCGTTAGAGTAATACTGTAATGTAGTCCACGGAGACAGAAGGCTACTTGAAATTTGCTGTACGCTTCCGGTCATTATTCTAACCTGAGAAATCTCTTGTATACCTGGATACTGTAAGTAATTATATCCCCCAAACTCTAGGGGCTCTAAAATATCTGAAGGAACTCCGTATGTTGCGATTAATGCTCGCATCCCCCTTTCTGTACCTCTAGTCTTTAAAAGATAGGGGAGGTTATGATAGATACGTTTATAAATTTCGTCTTGGATCTGAGTTCCGGGTAATGTCGGGGTGACATACCCTCTGGTTATAGTTCCACCGCCCCATACGGTAATAGTGTTGTAGATTGAGCTAACTGCGTTCCATAGGCCTAACATGTTGTTGGCTACAAACGGCATAGTAACTACATACCTGTAAATTTTTTCTTCTCCTATCGGAGGTAAATATAAAGAAGCGCTTAAGTAATCGCTACCTACTGGAGCGTAGAGGCTACTGCTAGGTAGTACGATTGTTGCGTATGTACTAGAAGTAAGAGGTAGTCTTGATCCGGTTTGATTAATTCCTAATAGAGAATAGTAGAGGTTATCAGAAATACTAGTATTAGTGTATAACTGTACACCGAAGCTTTTAATTGCTTCAGAAACTTGATCTAAAGAGATTCCGACAAATGGATTGTTATTTGCATTATACCTGTTAGAGAGGTCTTTTAAATAGATCCAAATATTGTCAAAATGTTGACCGATCATATTTAAGAAAACCAGATACGGTGCGTTGGCACTGTCGTCTAAAATATACTGCGGTGTAGAATGTATTAACCAGTCTTTATTTTGATCGTCATAATACGAAGCTGACCAGTACATGCTCATAGTATTAGCCGTAGGCACTATACTTGGGCTTCCTAGCCAGTTTATGGCTTCCGATGAGCTTACTGAATATAAGATAAAGGGTGCGGTATTGTTCCGCTTAGGCCATGCAGTAGATGCAGAGTCAAAGTACATATAATACTCCCAGCCATCAAAGTTAGTAATAATACTATCAATCTGTGACTGTAGTGATACCTTTGCCTGTGTTGTATTTGTTTGAGTCAAGCCGTAGGAGGCGGACTCTATTTGCTGTAACTTATAGGTGAAATTATATAATCTCTCTGTAGCAGATGAAAAATGAATGAAATTGTTTAAATCACTATAATCTACGTTTATCTGAATTCCCTTTTCGTTCATCAATGAACTCAACTGCTGGAAGGAAGAGGTTACTATCGTTGCAAATAAATCAGAATAATTATAGTACGGGGTGGTTTGTCCTATTCTATCATCAACGGAAACCTTGAAATTAGGTCCTCTGACCTGTACGGTATCTGAAACAGCTTCTGGGGTAACGTTTATTGTTACGTTGAATTCGGCTGGGTTTGCAACGGGTGTTACTACCCAAAAAGTAGACTTTACATCGAAGTCTGCAGGTAAGGGTTCGTATAGTTTAAAGATTACATAACCGATCCCGTCTTCTTCTACGTACACGGCATTGACTCCGATGATCTGAATATCGTTACCGAAGTTTAGATAGAAGGTCGGATAGTAGATGTCTCCGGAAAGTATCGCGTTAAAGACGCCGAAGGTTTCAGAGAGCTGTGTATTAGATAGGTTCTGTCTGGCGGTTTTTATCTCAGTTCTAGATGTGGAAATTTCTTTAATCCAAAAGTTTTGAGAGGGGATTGGGCCTGATAGTAGCTGTCTAGTAAAGAAGTTATACTTTAAATTAAAAGTACCTCTATTGAAACCCGATCTCTTAGCATCAGCCTCCGGATCTAAAACTAGCTCTGTAGTAGTTCCGGTGACGGGATCTACTAGATTTCCGATATTATACTGGGAGGTATTATAATTACTATCTAAAACTGCTCCCCCTAGATCCTTAATAAAGTACTCTATATAGTCAGTAGGGCCGCCAAAGTTCGCTGTAACTAGTGCAGTACTTATTAGGGCTACGTCTTCGGGAGAATAAGTCTGGTATTGCCCGTTTGATCCTATGTATCTTACGTCTACTGTTTCCATTATACTGTATTAGACAAACTCAAAATGTTTGCATTAGCTTCAAGAAGTTGTTGACGAAGTGAGTTGATCTCTTCAATATAAGCCTTTTCCCCGTCAGTTAAAACTCCGCCTCCTAAATATTCTGTACTTCTAGCGGCAAGATACTCATGCGAGTTTAATTCTCCGGTTGCAGGAATATCAAAAAATAATTCATTATACAAATCAAAAAACTCGTCGATAGTTATCTGCTGAGGGAGAGCTGCAGAGGCTGTAACAGGAGTATATAATTCAGAAAAAGAGGTATCAACTACTCTAGTGAAAGTGTTCCGTCCGTACACCTCTTTAATTAACTTAACTTCTTCTGCCATTATTGAACTACTTTAAAAATTAAGTTTTCGTTTGTATAAATCACTTCTTCTCCAGATTGAAGTATAGTTTTAATCAAAATCTTATAAAATCTATTTACCTCTAGACCGCTAGTATATAAAGTGAAATAATTACTTGTTGTGTCGGCGCTTAATTTTGTATACTCTGTATCGAAATCAACGATTACTTCGTTAGTCTTATAGTCCATCAAAGACCAATAGCTTTGCTCCGGGAGGTATAGTTGATTTAGATATACTGATGAAGTAGTGAATTGTCTTGCAGGATAGGTTGCTCTTACCCCGGTCCTTACTTTATATACTTCGTTTTGCCTGAATTGACCTGGATTATTTTGCAGTACAATTGTGATTTGGTCATTAGTAGCAAGACTCCAGGATCCTGTTGGCCCGTAGACTGCGTCTGCCCATTTAAATTCAATTGTCGGAGGATAGATGGTATGAGTGTCGACTGAAAAGAACTTCAAATCTACAAAGGAAGACGTATTATTCTCTATATAATCCGGGTGCTTAACTATCAAACCGTAATTAGGTATTCCGACAGTAGAGACGACTATGTTATTATCATTCTCCGTAATGATCGGATCGCCTCCTTCTGTTCCTAAGTTATCTACCGGAGTTGCGTAGTTTGTAGGTAGAGGGTATGCAAACCATCCCCCAACTACGTCGGTTATATCCATATTAATGTCCTTATTGGACATGTAATCGAAGAATTGGCTTCCAGAATATAGTGTAATATACGAACTACCTGTTTGTGTCCATAACGGGGAGTTTTGGTACGGTCCTGTATATAACCAGCTTACTCCATTTCTCGATTCAGGTACTTGAGCAAATTGCCCTGTCCCCATAGCCCAGGATTGAGATAATGCAAAGACGTCTAAGGAATAGGTTGTACTTAAATTCTGTGCAGAAGCTAAATAAAGCTTTAAGTTTGCTTTCCAGGACCCGCTGATTGATTCTGATGCGAAAGCCTCCAGTTTTGTGATATCGGCTGTAGAAAATTGAAGTAATGCTCTTCTTATATCCTTATCAGGAAAATAGTATTCTGTAGTATCGTAATTACCGTTTGCAGCTAGATCGTAAGTGTAGTAAGGATTATTGGTTAAGGATTCTCTATAGAGGAATCTAGTACCGTCTTGAGAGTTTTTTGCAGATACTTCTAGAATAGGATCTCGGCCCGTATTTTTTGACGGGTACCTTGAATATACTGTCGAGTCTGCGGATGCAAATATTTGATATACTGCCATGGTTAGAATGTTACTACACGTCCTTGAATATCTGTGTCTGGATATTTAACTTCAAAAATACTTGGATCTAAAGAAGGATAAATAACCCCGTTCAGAGTTGCTCCTGAAATGTCATAACTATATTGAGAATAACCTTGGTTAGTTCCTGCTATATTGTTTATCGATACTTTCTGGACAGTCTGTACTCCTGCAATCTGATCAAGGGCTGTATAGATTTCGGAAAGGATTATCGGTTGATTAATCTGCCAATTTTCTCTTGCAAAGTACGTTCTTAATACACTAAGACATCCAGCAAGTACATCTCTTGATGTATAATTTGGTCTAATGATTACGTCGAAATTAACCTGAATATTTATGATATAGGCAGGTTTTAGGATGATAGTATCTGTAAGCATTCTATATTGCTCAAGATAGGTTTGTATATTTCTTAAAAGAGCAGGCCCTGGAGTTGTAAAAGCTCCTAGTGTATCGTAGCTAAGTAAATAAATTGAAGTTGCTAGAGGATCTCTTTCGCCAGGCTGCCCTACTAAGTACTGAGCAAAGGTAGCAGTATCTTTTGTCACATATGCTTTTGCTACTTGACCGAATTTAGGCGGCATCCCTAATACTGTGCCTAAATAGTCTTGCTGCGTTACTGCGCGCATCTGAGAAGGGAACTGAGCTAAGGTGTTTAACCTGATATCTTCGGGAGTATCGCCATCGCCTCCTCCTACTGCAGGTACGCTGTTGTTAATAGCTAAGGTAGTTCTTATCGTAGCCTCAGTAGTAGGGTTAGTTGGGTTTGGAAATGTGATATTAGAAAATACTATATTAGTTAATTCGTTTACTGCAATATTAGATGTAGCCCCGCCCCCTACTAGGTATTGTACTGATAAATTAGTTTGGAAGGGAGCGACTCCGTAAGAATTATTTGTAACGAAGTTTGTGGGATCGTAAGCGGTATTTAACATATCAATACCGTTCACCGTTCCTATACCTACATTAAAAGGATTTGGAATTGATCCTGAAATTGCTTGTATACCTGCTCCGAATTCTAACTGTAAAATATTATTTGCAGTGAATCTTGAAACAAAGCGGAAAGGTACGTTTTCTTTCTCTAGTACATAAGGTACCTGATTTGCTTCTTGATATAATTGAGGGTAGGCTAAGGCAGTATTAGCTACAGGTTTTAAAATATAGTCCTGTGCTAGATAAGGTACCTCGTACCATCTGTACCCTGTTCTTTGATCAATTACTCTTATGATTTCGATGATATCTGTATCCTGTATTGTTCTTATGGGGAATCTCTGAATAGTTCCGAAATTTAAAACAGCAGTTCTAACTTGACCGGAAATTGCTTGAGTTCTTTTCTTTAATAAGTATGTATTCGGATTACCGCCCGCTGTCGTATATACTGAGATCTCGGTTGGGTCTATTGAAGAGGATAAATTAAAGTCTACTCTATTAGGACAGTAAAAAAAGTTAGAGGTATTGATATTAGATCTTACCTGCATTCCCTCTTCTACGATCATTGCGTAATTAAAATCGGGATCGTAGCCGGAGCCTGAAGCAGGTATTTGCTGGTATACATCTAGGGTTACTATTGCAGCAGACGTAACCTTCGGTCTGTATCCTAACATGTAAGCTAGGGCATAAAGATTGTTTGTTTGCTTTGCGTACTCTAAAAACGTCTCTTGGGTTTGGTTATCTAAGTAAAACGAAAGTACATCTCCTACATAAGACGCCATATCAATAAACATAGTACCAGGCGAGGAGGTAGAAAAGTCGTTATACGAATTAGGATAGTACGTTTTAGCATACTCTACTAGCGCATTCTTAAACGTAGTAAAATCCTTATTTAGATATGTTATATTCTTGTTAGCCATTTAAACTTAGTGTTACAATGTCTGATTCACCTGTATTGTTTATTGTATACGAAAACTGTATTGTTAATAGGTTCTGATTTGGATCTCCTCCAAAAGTTAATTGCGTGATTATAACATTAGGGAAGTATCTTTCGATACCTGCTCTAATAAGAGAATCTAATTCGTCTAGTGTTTCTCTGGTAATTTGCTCGAATACTTTACTTCTAATATTAGCCCCGAAACTAGGATTGAAAATTCTCTCTCTTTGATCAGTAAGTAAGAAGTTTATAATGTTATACTTCAATTGTTCCCTCGTAGTATAAACTGTTCTAAATACTCCTGGAGCGTCGAAAGGTAAAGCGACTCCAATACCAGTCGAAGGCCTGAGATCAAGAACATTTATATTTCTAAGGTTATATGCCATTATATTTCTCCGTTAGCTTTCATTTTGGCCATAATTCCTGTAAAGTCAGGAACTGCGTTGATTTCTATAGCATCTAGGTTCGAACTCTTTCTTGCCGAAGCAAACATATCTCCCATGGAATCTACTACTGGAACATCTGCAGTGGTTGCAGAAATATTACCGAATCCTTCGAAATCTTTTGCAGTCATCGTCATCGCGGTTTCGGCAAGAAGACTGTTGAGAGGATTATTTGCACCGAGAACCGGCGGTACTAATTTAGGGACTTGTTTGTTGAGTGTTCCGATAGCAGGTTGCTTTGGCTTAACTGCTTCAGTTATAGGCTGTTGTGTTCTATTTGCCATAACAGCTTCTTTGAGAATTCCAGCTAGTTCCTCTTGAAAAACAGCTCGAACCTCTTCGCGGATTATTTTTCTAAGTGCATCTAGTTTTGCCATATGTAATAAATATATTTAATTGAATAATTTGAAGTTAACCTCCTCGTTGAAGTTCTAGGATTTTTCGATTTGCGGCAACTATCTTTTTTCTCCTGTCAGCCACTATTGCTACGCCTAATGGACCTTGGGTTATCGCTATGGCAATCTGAGCTTGCCATTCTTTTATTTGATCTCTTAAATTAGCTATATCCAGACGTATAGCTTGTTGAATTTGAGTAGCACCTAATGCAGTAAATCTTCCTGTAGTATCTGTTTTTCGAATTTCCGCTGCCGATTCTCTGTAGTTTTTAGCTAGCGCCGCTCTTGTTCTTCTCCTTAATCTTCTACCTCCTTTTAGATTATTTACAAATGCATTCAATCCTAATCCTGCATTTTCATCTGTATTATCCGGCAGATCTACGACTGCAGCATCTATATTCAAATCGTCGTCTAATATGTCGTTATTATCTAGGAAATTGAACGCTTCGCTTACAGCAGATAATACATCGCCGTCAATTGTTCCTAGGTCAGGACCTACTAAGCCAAGAGCTACAAGCTTTTGCTTTACTTCTCCTATTATGACATCTGGATTTGTTGCAAAGGTGAGGTCAGATTGAACTATTATAGTTCCGGCTTGATCTAACGCAACACCTCTTCTGCGTCTATTTTCGACAGAAACGTCGACTACCTGCTCTTCTAATATTCTGATCTCATAAGCTCCAAAGAGAGTAGTATCCGGGTTTGTCTTAGAATCATAGCTGATTATATAAGACGAAAGTTCATTGAGCGTGGTATTGAGGCTACTACGAGTCTCTAATAGCTCATTTAAAACATCAGAATCTTTGAAAGCGTCACAAACCTGTAAGTTTAATAGGAGAGTGTCTAGCCTTCTTAATAGTTCATTTGCGTTTACTACTAAATAACGTACAAAGTTTGTGGCAACTCCTAAAAGAGCGTTAATCGACTTTAGTACTCTTACTACTCCATTTGATTCATCTCTTGCAGCATCTTTAGCGTCCTGGATTTTAGTTTGAGCACCAGCAGTACTGAATATTAGAGGGATAGGGAGTATGCCAAAGAAATAGAGTATAAATCTAAATACTCTTATGAAGAGAATAGCCAACTTAATGATAAACTGTCCGGTAGTAATTACTTTCTGAACTTGACTAGCTATTCTTATGAACGATCTTATTCCGTTATTAATCTCCTTTAGAGTAGGTATAATTTTTGTTACATCTACGAATTCATTTAACCGTGAAATTTGACTCCTAATATCTGCGCCTACAAAATTACCTGCTAAGTTGATTGCGCTCTTAAAGTTTAGATTTTGGATAGTTGTACAGACCGATCTCAACCTACCTATCTTAGTCTGCAGAGCAAGGAGTTCAGGAGTAGATATTTGATTAAAATCTGAATACTTATTAACGTCTCCTAAAATATCGTTAACGAAATTTAAATTAGATCCGAGACCGGGAACTTCTCTTAACAGTATTGCATCTTGTGATGTAAAGAGAGATCCCGTAGTATTGGTATTAAAACTAAAAACTTCTCCGATACTCTTCAACAAGTAGTACATGTTGTACTTCTGTACTGCAGTACCTCCTTGTGTTGGCGCATTCGACTGTGTAACGGCTTGTTGAGGGGGAACAGCATTAGGTCCTACGCCTAAATAAGATCCTATAAAAACATTCGGGTAGGCTGTATATTTATCGATTGCTTGAACTACTAACCCTGCTTGATCTTGTAAAGTATAAAAAGCCGTCTGTGTTGTCGTCCAAGTACTTCTTTCAGGTCGAGGCTGTCTTTTTACGTTTATATTATCGTAAGCGTAAGAAACTACATTACATAAGTCGACAGAATTTAAAGCGTCTAACGCATTAAATAAGCCTGATTGAACTAGGCGTTGACCTACTCTCGGTCTTTCAGGTCTTGTAGGTACTTCTCTATACTGTAACTGTTTGTCAGGCTGGTTTCTAGTAGCTACAATTGTATCCTTTATATCCTCTGGGGGAGTATCGTCAGGTCCTAAAACAGATTGAAATTGCCACGGGGTCGGTAGATTAGTAGGTGGGGGTATTGTTTTGCCGGCATTTCCGCTACCGAACGTTACTTCATTGCGTGCGGAAGGTGCCGGTACAGTTCTTGTTGTGTAACTTCTAGGTTCTCTTGCAGGTTTATTTCCGTAACTAGCAGAAGATCTTCTATCTCTAGGAGGAGAGGGGTTACCCCATAAGATCTTATCGACGCCAATTTGTAGCTCGCCCAGTCCTTTTGAAGAGATCCTGACAATTCTCTCAATACCTCTTGCTATCTTATTCCTTGGCATTACCTGGTAAATGTATTTTTAGAGAGACATGAAGAATTCAATTGAGCTTTAACTCTACTACCTATTCCTTCTAAAACTTTACCTGTATTTACTATTCCAGGAATAGCGGTTTCGAGTTCTTCAGCAGACATTGCTTGCAAAGCTACTCCGAGATTGACAAGTGCGTCGATAAGAAATCCTAACTGAATAGCAGTACTTGTACCGAGTAATACTGGTTCGCCTATACGTGCTGCGTTAAATCCTAATTCTATCTTAGGTGATGCAATAGTAGTTTTCTCGTTCGCATCAACTGTAAAGGTAGCAGGTGAAGAGATTGCAACTCCTTTTTTACCGAATAAAAATATAAAATCATCATAGGAGTGATGTACAACTCTTCCTGAGGTTATAATGACTTGATTACCTAGATATGGAAATTGTGGTTGATACATCTTAACCTTGGTTATTAAGAATTTGATCTTGTTCCTGAGCTGATATGTTATCAGTACTCGTCAGCTGTTGTTGAATAGGTATAGATACAGTATATGTTCTAGATAATACTACATCTAAGCTAGCTAAACTAAAATTATTATTTATATCATCAATTACTATTTGCTGTCCTTGTGTCAAATAAATTGATGAAGGATCTTTATTAATATTTTCTACCGTAGGTAACGTTGTGATATTATTATCAGGTTTGCCTTGTCCGTTTCTTATAATCGTAATAGGATTACCGGGAGTACTATTTTTTGACCAAGGATTTTGATCAGCAGGAATAGGGTTTGTAGATCCGAATCTTATTGAATTCCCCCATCTACCTTCAATAGTTACATCTCCCGTAAACTGTCTCAATGCTTTTATGTCGCTCTTCTCTACGAAATTCGGCCCTAAGGGCATATTTAGTGATCCAGTAGCGGAAGTATTTATTGGCTGGTTTGTTGTGCTACTATCTTGATAAGTACGCTGAACTTTACCTATATAAGCGCTGTAATCGCCGAGGTCTGGGAAAGCGTTGTGATTTGCTAATCCCCATAAGTTGTAGGGTAAGGTATAAAAAAAGTCTCTACGGCCTCTATCTTCGTTCATTTCTCTAGAAGGTCCAGGAAATAATAATACTATTTCGCCTTCTACGGGGTACTGCTTTACTGCCGAATACATCGGTCGAGCTACATTATTACCGCCACTCGCTAAGGTTCTGTCTTGAAGTCCGGTTAGTAGCTGAAAAGTTATTGTCCCTAAATCTGAAGGATCTTTATAATACGGGTCAGGAACGTTTGTTCCAATATAAACAGGGCCTTGTACGACGTGTGTTATACGTGCAATAAGGTAACTGAAACTCGTACTAGGACCGGTAGGCTGAGAGAACGAAGCGAGTTGCTGGGCATATGTAGGGTTAAAATTAGCCATTTTGCTCGCTACTTGGTAATTGTTTAACCTCTTCTTCTTTTAAAGGGGCAGTTGTTTTTTGTATATCACTGAAAAGCATCTCTAGGTCTTTATCGCTAAACATACCATCGGCGCCTGTTTCAGTCTGATTTGCTTTCTGAAGTATTTGGGCAAGCTTAACTAGTGCTTCATCGTTTTTGATATCAGAATCTAAATACCCTTTAATTAAAGGAACTACGACGACAGCATCACCAGGTTCATTGACCATGTTTACGAGCTGATCGGTCAAAGCCTTTATTTGATTCTGTTTAGCTTTATGATTCTTAACGATATCTTTTACGAGGTCAGAATACTTCTTACCGTCGTATAAATCAAAATCTAAACTCATGAGACTCTTTTAAATAAATATCTAACGGGAAAAAATGTCAATCTTCGTTCCCTCTTCCAGATATTTATTCAACATGTCTCTATAAATCTCCTTAAGTACTTTTATTACCTTGGTAATCACAGGAGTAGGAGCATCTGTAATCTCTTTTATATAGATGAAAAGAGCTTTCTTATTAAAAATATCAATATTCTCTCTCCTCTTAAAAAGCTCCAGGATTGCGTCTCCTACTCTAGCTTCTTGAGGTTTTGGAAAGAGTTCGAGGAGTTCATCGTCGATTCTTTGAATAAAAAGATCAATAAAGCTATTAGACTCTAGATCGTCTGGACGCGAAAGAAGTAGTTCATTTGTTATCGTCTTATCTGTTTCTACATCATCTACAGGTGCTTTCCCTTTTAATCTCTTATAGTTATTGTTGTTGTATACTATCAAATACCTCTTTGCAATAGTACCGAAATAAGAATAAGCCTTACCTTTTGTTTGATCGTAGAGATGTAATTTTTCGAGTAAGAAAGCAATTACCTCATGCTTTAATTCATTAATATTATCTACTTCAGTGTAGTAGAATTTAAAAGTATGAATAATATTTTCTGCAAGCTTATAGAAAGCGTAATAAATCTTCTCGTTAAAAATCTCATCTCTTTTAACTTGTGAAGTCTCTTTTCTATAATCTAGAATAGCTTGTTGAGTATCTAGGGTAAAGTAGTCGATAGACTTTTTCGGCCTCCTCTTTCTGACCTTACCGTCTTTAGTAAGCGTAACCTCTATTTCTTCTGGCTTAAAAATGTCTTCAGTCATTACCGCTTATTGAATTGATTTAATCCTTCTTGAATTGCTTTTAAATTAAAAAAAACTTGTTGCAGCTCTTTATCGCTTTCAAGCCAAATTTTATCATCTAAACCTTTTACGGCTTTTTCAGATTCTCCAATCATACTCTGAAGCCCTGCTATAAAATTAGCTTGAGTAATAACCGTGTTTTCTAACTTTACATTTTTACGATAGAGGTTGTAAATAATCCAACCCACAACAGTTAATGCCCATACTGCGAGCATAATCCATCCAAACATATTATAATCCTTTTAGTGCGTTAAGTAATCCAGGATTCTTAGTCCCGATATTCGATAACTTTTTAGCTTCAGCAGCTTGTTTAAATTGAGTAGCAGTAGCAGGTTTTACTTCTTTAGGCTTAGATACACCCACTTTACCGCTCCACTCTTTCTCCCATTCTACTCTAGCTGCAAGAATGTCAGCTTGATGTAAAATATAAGGGAGTGCAGTTCTTAATTTAGATTCATTTTGACTTGAAAAAAGATATGCTTTATTACCATCATCATAAGGTCCGTCATGAGTCTTAATAGCTACAAACTCGTTGAAAGACATTTCAATGCCAGCTGATTGTAAAATAAATAACGATGCATCTTGAATAGGAATAAAAGGTAATTCAGCATTAGGCTTATACATTGCTCCCTGATTCTTTACGTGCCATTCTGAATCATTAGGTAGGTAAGCAGGTTTACCGCCGCGACCTAATTTACCTAGATCGTGATTGATAGCTGAAAACACTAACTCTTCTTGTGTAAACGTAGTCATATCTGCGCCGAATCCTTCCCATACTTCGTATAAAGCAAGAGCTGCTTCTACTACTCTTAATACGTGGTCGACATAACCTCCCGGGAAAGCGTTATGAAAAGCAGTACGTGAAGAGGCTGGAGATAGTGCAAGATTCTCTTCCTGGGCTTGATAGAGGGCTAAAAGTTTAGTAGCTCGAGGTTCTGAAATATGATCC